CGTAGTGCATGCTGGCGATATCGGCTAGGCACCCAATCGACCAACCGACTGGCGCACCGATGCTCCGGCCGGCTGCCCGATCGACGCGGTGTAGGTGGCCCATCACAACAGGCTTTCTAAGCATCTCGACATGGTCACGCACGGCTGCCTCCGAAAACATAAAGCCGTGTCCGAATGCCGTTCCTCCCAGTTCCCGCCAACCTTTCTCAATGTCGTAAGGCACGTACTGCGCCTTTAGATCCTTGCACATGTTGTAGATCTCCGACTTTGCTGACGTGCAGCAGTGCGCCACAATGGCCGACGGTGAGTATTGTAGAGCCGTTAGGCGGTGTTCATGGTTGCCCTCAAATATGTAGCGTGGCGCCAGTTCTCGAACAAAATTAAGCCCAGCGTCGAAGTCCTCACGGATTGATGCCGTGCGTTCGGGAGAGTCAGGATCTTTCCTTGCGCTACCCATCAGTCCAGATAGATCAACAAAATCACCCAAGTGGAGCGTCATATCTGGTTGCCACCGCCTTTTCATCTCTAACGCAGCCTTGCAGGCAGCCGCATTCGCTAGGTGTCCGTGAGAGCAGCTGACCGCCAGCCACTTTTTCCATTTGCGAATGACCTTCACTTTTTGTCTTGGGCAGATGGAAAGCCCTGCAATACGGCTAAAATCTGCCTGCAACTTTCCCGCGATTGTGCCGCCACTACGCTTTCGTCAGCGGCCCCCATCAGCGCAAGCTCCGCAATGACGGAAAGCTGCATCTTTAATGTGTGAACGTAGGTGCACAGATCCAGTACCTCCATCCACGCATCCTTCCACACGGGCCTGCGCCAAAGCGCCCCACCGTGCTCCTCTTGGCCCTTGCGGTACTTGGCATCCACGTCATTGGTTAAATCACGAATAATTCCAGCCAAATGCTTCTCGTGTTCAGGCGTCATCGGCTACTCCACGGCCGGCTGCTAACTAAGGTAGTGGCCTTTGATTTTTGCGGGATGTCCTTGGCCCTTACTTGTTCCACAGGGTTGCGTGGAATGTCACGCCAGCTCTTAAATAAACTGGTTTGCAGATGGCCTGTTTCCCAGGTGATGCCGACCAGCCCAAAGCTTAGGCCTACGTGCTCGCCTAGCTTAAAAGCAGTTTCATCGTCCCAATTTGCGACCCATAGATCCGCATTTTTTGCCGTCCTCTTTAGCGGCACCCAATCGAACGCCAGCCCGTAGTTATGATAACTTTCCCCTGGGCGAGCCTTGGTCACAATCTTGCCTTTGCTCGTCCTGCCTTTTGCAAAAAGCGCAGCCTGCTCCTCCATTGTCCGACGGCCGCAGTAGATCAGCGGCTCAATCCGGCTGGTCACCATTTCATTGACCCAGCCCCTTACCTGTTTTTGAAAGCCGACGTCTAATGTATCAATCGCCCGCAGGGTGCGGGAGCCAGCTTCAGCCAGGCTGGTCACTGCCGCGCTCGCTCGCGTTGAGTTTCTGCCAAGCTGTCAGAAAGCGCTTTGAGCGATTCCGCAAATAAGTCTCGATAAGCCTGTGGGCAGGGTGGGTTTGTTCGTTCCGCTTTGTCCCAGGCGTAGATGAAGTAGCTGATGCTATCTGGCGACGGCGGCGGGCCGTCCTGCGTTTGCGTCGTGGCACAGCTGCAGAGCGCCAGAGCGCTAATCAGTAGGAGGGCGATGCGTCCACCAAGCATTTATGTCTCTCTGTCTTTTCCTGCGTTCTAGTTCAATCGACTCAAAATTACGCTGAAGCGGTGATTTTCGCTTCAAAAACCACAGCACGATCCCGATTATCCCGCCCAGCGCCGTTAAGATGCCGGCGATCATGGCCGACTACTTTCTCGAGAATTTACTGAGAAAATCAACTACGGCTTGCAGGCTTTTCTCCGGCTGGTCGCCAGGAATGAGAGAAGCGACTGCGATGGCGGCGACAAGTACGGCCGAAAGGGCGCCGAGGTACGACTGCCAGTTGTTTAGTATGTTATTGAGTATGTCCATGCCAGCAGACGGGGTGTCAAAGGCTGATGCGGCGCTTAATCAATTCCCAGATCGTGCTAAACACTGCCCCAGATACAAGCGCCACCAGCCACAGCTTTGTCTTAATCGTGTGAGCGTCCCTCTCCATGTTTGTTAGGCGACCGTGATACTCGCCCAGACTGGCTTGTGAGCGTTCCAGCATATCCATAATTACGCCCTGGCGTGTTTCTATTCTGGCGATTGATTCTCGGACTAGGCTTAACCGCTCTGATAGTTCAGCGACTTGATCGGTGCTCATAGGGTGGCGTTTTCAGCTCCTTCCGCAATGCGCACCCAATCCACGCCGTCCTTATCGATCCAGCGTTCGATGAATCCCTCGGCTTCAAGAAAACGGAGCGAGCTTTCTAGCTCACGCCATTCGGCTGAATCGTAGCAGTCCATTCACTTTGCCTTCCCCGCATCCTCGGCTGCAGACATATCGCTGTAATCCGGTAGCCCCGTGTTATTGGCTGGACGTGGCGAGCAGGAGCAGAGCAAGAGGGCGATAAGGAGGAGGGGCATTACTGGATGTCCATAATCCAGTTGTCATTAGTAGAAAACAACAAACCATTCGGAGATGCCGTAGGAACTATGGTTGAATGATTAACGACTTGAATTTCTGGTCCGAAACGATTGGAGCTTGTGGAGTTAGTCGGGCCTCCGGTCAGAGTAAGCAAGGGAGTTGGGCTTATTACAATGTTTCTTACTGTTGATGATTCTGCTCCATAAAGATTTATGTTTCCAGTGCCATCGCTTTCGATCATGCAAGCAAAATAACGATTTGCATTTGCCACAGTAGCAAAACCATTTGTGAGCGTGGTGTATGATGATGGGGTAAGATAAGCCGAATTAAACCCAATAAGTCGTGCTTGAACAACTCCACTAACCACAAAAAACTCAACCCCAAACCCTTTTACTGTGAGTCCATTTGAATCAGCGGCAGGAGCGGCTACGCTATTGCCAGTCCCTCCAAATACAAAACGAATGCGACAATTTGTTGATGCAAGATACATCATTCCTTGAACAGCAAACCGTATCCTTTTTGAATAATCTATGGTAGAAGCACCATATTGAAAATCTGTTTCTAGCGGGTCGTAATATCCTTGTTTTACATATCCAGCGGCAGATGTTCCGCTTCTCATATTTAAGTTATACGAGCCTTGTGCTTGTGAAGCATCGTTAGTTGTTCCAGTTCCAGACGCAAGTGCATACATTCCACCAAAACCTAGTCTTCCAGCAATACTCCTACCTATGTTAAATAGTTTTTGATCTGCCGTGTTAATCGGCCCTGTAAAAAGGTTGCCCATTGTTATCCCTCAAGGATTGACCAAGCCGCCCCAGTTGTTGCCCCTAACCAATAAACTGCACCTGTCGGGCAGAACGAATCAAATACAATGCCAGACCCAGCGGATAGTTGTATTCCTTGCGTGGTTGTTGGAGAAAAACCGATGCCCATCGTCACGCTTCCGATTGAAATGTTTTGAGCAAAGAGATATTTGCGGGAGGTGTTGGTGACTGCGGTGGTAATTTGTGCCGTGTTTGCGGTTGTTACAGAACCAAACCGTGTTGTTAATGCTCCCGATGGATTTGCTGAAATTGATGCTGTAACAGAACCAATCTGGGCTGTGCCAGCCGCCAAAGCGGGAAGCGAGCCAATAGTGACGCTGTTACCTACCGTAACGGAGGAGATGCTGATGGGAACCGTCCCGCTGATGGATGCGGTGACAGAGCCAATTTGGTTTGTGCCAGCCGCAAGACTTGGTAGCGAGTTTACTGTGACGGTGGTGGATGTAAGCGAAACTGGTTGCGTAGTTTGCCAAAATGTTCCGCTAACTGGAACCGTGCCGATGATAGATGCGGTGACGCTTCCGATCTGTGCCGTTCCTGCCCCGATGGTTACCGTTCCCCCGCCAATAGTAACTACGCCGATGCGGGCTGTGCCGGCCGATATATTAGATGTAATTTGACCATTGATCTGTACTTGCCCGATTAAATTAGAGCCTGTTGGTAGGGATGGAAGTGAATCTACAGTTACAGGAAAAGTACGATCAATTCCAAAAGTGTTCCCATCTCCATCTTGAATGCCAGCTATTACATTTCCAACATTTACAGTGCCAGCAATCGTCTGGGTGGATGGGAAGTTTGAGATGGTGACTGCTGAGAATGTAACGGCTTGCGATGCTGGAAAATTACTGACTGTTACTGTTCCAGTAATTGCCGCACCTACTGTTACAGTTACGTTCTCCAACGCACTCAGGCTGTTGGCATCCAATGCCACGGTGACTGTATTGGCCACGGTGACGGAGCTGGCCACGGCGCTTGTAAGTACGGCACTGGTCAGGGTGACGACGGTGGGTGTCTCAGAAATTGCTAGGTAGATATCAGCCATATATTTGTTAAGGGACGGTTATGCGTGGGCTTAATGTCACCACGCCTTCAAGCAATCGGGTGTAGGTACCGCCAGCATTCATCAGTAAATCGTACTTTCCTCCGCTGGTAGGAACGACGAGGGTGGCGGCCGCTGACAGCGCCATGGTGAGCTGGCCACCGGCCGCGCTAGTCACGGTGCAGGTAAAGGCTGTGGCCACTGTCCCACCTGGCATCTGGCGGATCTGGGCGGTGAACGTACGCCCCGCAATGTTGATCGGCGTAGATGTATCGGTGGTAAGAAAGAGCGTGCGGGAGAAATCTGTCCCCTGCTCAATCGTGATGTCGTAGGAGGCGGCCATAGGTTAGACGTCAGGTTCGCGTACCACTTCGCTAGGCACGTTAATGGTGAAGGTATCGGAGCTAAAGGTGCCACGGGTGGTCGTCCACTGGATCTCGCCCAGGAGAGATTGATCGGCGTTGGATCCGGCTAATAGATTGGCGGCTTGTGCGGAAAGCAGATCGTCGTCCGATGCGGTCACGGTGATAGCGTAGTAGACGTCGCCAGAAACAGTGACTGTGCTGACGGTGGCGGCCGACCAGAAGTGATAGGGTGACGTGTTATTTGACGAACGAACGGCCAGCTTAATGTCTGTCGCCTGTGGATTGATCCCGGATGTGCCGTCGTGAAAGAGAATTGCGAAATTAATTGTATCGGCAGGACGGAGCTGGATGGTGCCGTGACGATGCGTGACCGCACGAGTGCCGAGATTTACCTGGAGATCTGTCAGGTACCAGTAGGAGTTATCTAGCCAAGAAAACATATTACTAGATCCACCTGATGTCACCGCAGAAACAGTTAGAGCGGTTGGGATGATGACGTTAATTGTATCGGCTTGTATTGAGCTTGCCTCAGTTAATCTGCGCATTATTTTTATATAATACGTGTCGGTTTTTGTAATAACCGATGAGTTGAAGATTGTTTCTGGCAATCCTCCGCCTAATGGCGGCCGCACATTTGTGGTAGAAAGTTCGTCTGAGTCTTTGTTTAGGATCGATATTTGCCAGATCTCTGGCGGATAATCAGGAGCAAGTGCTGTATTTATATTTGCCAGTGAAATTAAAACAGGGCAAATTGAAGATGATCCAAGAGATGTGCATGTAATTGTTATATTTCCAGTTGATCCTTGGGAAACAGTCCAAGACCCTCTATCGTTAAAATCTGCTGCACTTGTTCCAACAACACCCACGGTTGCTCCGCTGGTCATGTCTCGAACCCTAAAGAATGAAGGATAAGTAGCCGCAAATGATGTAGTTACATTTACGGAATAACTGCCATAATACACTTCTGTTGGAATTAGCGCTGTGCCGCCTGAAATAGCTGAAACATAGCCAGCCGTAACGCCAACGCTGCCTCCTGCGCATGTTGATGAAGCAAGTAGATTGCCAGCAGTTGAGCCAGTTACAGACAACCACACCGCGCTTGTATAATCTATATTTGACTTATTTGCGTAAATTGCAGAAACGTTTAATGGCATAAAATTACCCGATCACGATCTTGATCTGATCCGCATCGCCATAAGGCCGCATGGCGTAGCCAACCCAACCGCGTGCGTCGCCCTGGGTATCAATGACGTCGAAGTTGGCCAGCCTGCCGCGCAGAATGAAATTGCGCGAGCTGGGCTTGCCTGTAGTCGCACTGGCCCAGATTCCGTAGGTCATGTAGTTGGCATCCATCTGGGTGGCGCTAGTCGCAAGGATCTCCACGCCCATGCCATGCTTCACCGGCTCATTCGTCACGATCAGTTGCTGTGACAGGATCGGCGTGCTGTTCCAAGTGATGTCAGAAATGTTGCCTGTCTGGGTGGCGGGTGAGGCCACGGTGGTAATCGTTCCCACGTCCACAATGCAGTACCACTGAGCAGTGGCGTTGGCGGCCTTGCTTTGTACGTTTAAATTCCACTGCAGCTTGGCACTGGTGCCTGCCCGAAACAGTTTGTCGTTAATTGGAATCTCAAACAGGCTGGCTTCATACGCCTTGGAATAGAACGTCCGGCCGCTGCTGTAGTTGTCGACCTGGTAGACAAGGCCACGAGTGCTTTCCGCGCCAATATAGGCTACGCCTGTGGGCAGACGTGAGCCGGGGATAAGGCCGATCCGTGGCACGAGGATGTTTAGCCCAGAGGTGTAAGCTCGCACGATGTCGACGGTTGTGACGGTAGGCAGTGCCACGCTGGCGGCTGTGCCAACGGTGACGGATAGCGCTTCCAGTAGTTGCGGAGCTTGAACGGATGGAACGGAGGAAATTTGCAAAATAGAATCTGTAGACGCCCAAGTGCCCAGGCCGTTGGTAAACATAACAGCTTGCCGTGCCGAGACAGGAATTTCGTAAGGTTGCGTAACGCTAGAGCTAGAGCTGATACCCGTGGCGGGCAGAATATCCTCCACAGCGGCAAGGCGAGTGCCCAAGGAATTAAGTTGATCCTGCAGGGATACCACCTGGGCAATCGTGTGAGTATGAGCTTGGAACGCACTTGTCGGCCCAGCGCTGGAGATCATCACGGCCCAGCCTTGAGTCGGAACTGTGCCAATTAATTTTGTGACAATTATTGACTGACTCGTCGAACTGCTGACAGAAATGTCTCCAACGCCTACGTATGGAGATGTCTGCTGTAGTATAGCCCCACCGGCAACATTTTCCCTAACAGTTACGTGAATCGCTTCTGTTCCAAGGTTGTGGGCGATCGTCCACGGGCCGGCGCCTGTCACCACTTTGGTGTAGCTCTGAATTCCAGTGATGACTTGATCTGTCGTGAAAGGGATATAGTTGACCGGCTGCGGTGGGTTAAGCCAGTTAATTGATTGAGCGGCCGCTAGGCCAGTCCACGCACCGTCGGCCTGCACGGTCAAATTCTGCTGAAATACGGTCACATACTGGACGTTGGGCGTGGTTACTGTGCCGTAGTTAATTCCTACTTCGCAAGTCAGCGGGTGCGTAATTTCATAGTCTCCACGTAATGCGGCCAGCATGCCTTGGGTGTTTAGATCCAGGTCAAAGGTAACGTCGCCTTGTGGTGAGATGGGCACAGCCACCGTGAGCAGGCTCTGTGTTGCCCCACTCATCGCCCCGGCAAACTCGATGTCGGCGGTATAGTTTTGCGGGTTGGTAACTAGGAAAATCTCTCCTGCCCCCACAGTAATGCAGGAAGTCATTAAGGCGGCTTGTATCTCAGTCGCTCCATCATCCTTGTTCAGCAAGCCAGTGCGAGCCGTGCCGCGATAGATCTGGTAGGTGGTATCAAACGCAGGCGGTATGTAGAGCCGCTGCACCTCGTTCACAAACACGCCCGTGGTCGGATCGCTGTAGCCCGTAACAACGCGGGTGATAGTAGGAGCAGGCGGAACGATCAGACCGAATGCGCTGGTATAAGCCAAAGGCGACTGCATTGGTCGTAGCTCTTGGTAGAATGTGTTGTTTGCGGAATAGCTAGTCACCCGGACAAAGCTGTCTGGCGTGAGGTTGTTTTCAACGATGGTGATGCCGCTGGTTGTAACCCAGTTGGCCGTCCTGCCGACGATGTAGGATCCTTGATCTTCCGTAACGCTCCAGCCGGTAGCGGCTGAGATGCTGTTTAAGACGGCGGCCACGCTGGCGGCCGTAGATCCTAGGGTAATGGCACTGGATGTGACTGCGTTGACCCGCACTTTGAACGTGCCGGCCGTAGGCGCAACATCCACCGGGCCATAGCTAAGGCGGGCGGAGTAGATGGAAGGCGCGGTGACTGTGGTGGTGTTGTTGGATGTCTCGGTAAGGCGCACCGCAAGCGTGAACATATCGCCCTGCACGACTGTGGGCAGGGTAATTGAGCCAGGCTCAATCGTGTAGCTGGCCGTTTTCTTGGAAATGTTACCGTAAAGGAGTGTGGCCATGGTTACTTTGCGGGAGGCGTGTCAATCCCTGTCTCCTGCTCTGTAAAGCCCTTAAAGAATGAGGGGTCGAACTGCACGCCGGCAGCTATGGGATACCACGGCCCTGGCTCAGTCAGTTGAACGACGCCCAGCTTCCGCAGCCTGCGATTTTCCTCGATAATCTTTTTGCGACGCTCTGCTGATTTGTCTAGGCTCATACGGCGTAGAACTTTCCTGCTAGGTTGCGTTGCTGGTAAAAGTCTAGGGCCGCTTGGGCAAAAAAGTTATTTTCAGCCAGAATATAGTCAAAGATCGGCTGGGCTACACCACCAGCTAGTGGAAGAACTAGGCTTAAAGGCTTAAATTCTTCCCGACGCTCAATCTGTTGGGTGGCGTGGACTAGGTTGTGATGGCAGTTGTATTTAATAAAGGGCTGCCAAGAGGCGAGGCTGGTAGGATCTAGTAGTGGCAGAACTGGCGACAGCAGATAGACGGTGCTTAAGTGCAGCCGATCTGTCGAACTGTCCACAAATCGTTGAAAGAACAAGTCGGCAAAGTTAGTGGTTTCAATAGGTACCACATACTTGGGCAAGGCAGTGACGGTCGCCTCGCGATCTGTGGGTGACAGGAATCCAGGGTTAATGCTGACCAACGTGCTATCGATTGATGCGGCAGAGATAGAGATTGAGTTGGTTAGCGATACTCGCGGCTGATTAAGCACTATATCGCAAGCCAGCAGCAGGCGTTTTGTTTCTGCCTTTTCGGCCAGCAGGTTTGTGTTGGCGTCCGACACGCCGAGCCTCTTAAAAAAGTCTGGCACTTTCTCAAAAACTCCCGTCACGTTGCCACTGCCAGCGTTGCCCGATATGGACTCTGGATCGGCGTCAGATCCTATCTTGCGAAACGACAGCTTTACGGCGGCTTGCTCGTCCAGATAGATGTCCACCCGATCTGTCTTATTTGGTGCAGGCTTTTTTGCCTCAATGTTTTCCAGCCTTACACGCTCCTGTGCGGGCAGCGGAGCGTCCGAGTATTGCATTGTAATTTTTGCGGGGAATCCATTGACCAGCCCTGGCGATAAGGACGCCCGCCAGTAGGATATATTTGCGATGGGATCGGTATAATACTGTGCCTGAATCTGCCAAGGGTGCGGCCTGCTACCTGCTCCAGTGTAATCGAATTTGATAGGCAGATACTGCTCCACCTTGTGCAGTAGCTTTTGCCATAGCTGGGATGTGTATTTCACGCAGGCCAGTAGATCACCCGGTGCGATCCGTTATGAAAATAGGCACGCACTTGCAGATTGTGAGTGACGAACTGAATAAAGTTATTTTTACGCAAGTAAGCCAGAGGGATTAGGCCAGAGGTGGTTCTGTCTTTTTCAGCGTAGTTTGCGCTGCCTGTGCGTGGGATCTCACTGGGTTTTCTGCAAACGATCTCGCTGGATTTTAGCGTGAATGTTTCGGTAAATGTAACAAGGGCGCATACTAGGATAGGGCGTTCTGCCGGTAGTTTTGCTGGCGGTGCTGGCACGCCGTCTGGGTCGACGATGTCTTGCAGTTGGCCTGTGCTGGGTTTGATCTGCGGCAGCTTGCCGTTGATGTAGCCCTCGCTAATGCTGAAAAACTTTGTCCCGTTAAATCGGACTTGCAGTGGGGTAGAAATTGTCGGCGGCCGATCCACCATGGAAACATGCTGTCCGTTTGGGGTTGTGTTAATTAAGACCCGATCGTCTACAGAAACGAGGCGCTGGGAATCAATCCACGCGACCAGCTTTTTGAACTTAGGCAGGATCTTGTCGCCCGATTCCGCCTTCAGCTCGTTGGGGATCATGTGGCCCCTGGTACAGTGCCCTTTTCGTATAAGCCGTCAGCGACACCCTTTGAATCCAGCAGGACGTACTCTTGCACGACTTGCCATGCCTCACCCTGTCTGCTGACGGCTGGAGCCTGCATCATCCAGCGCCGAGGGATTTCCTTGCCGTCTTTATCTTTCTCACCCTTTGGAATGGGGATGCCCGCTGGCAATTTATCTACGACCCGGCCTGCGGTATCCCAAATGTTAGGATTTACATTTTTTGTGAAGTAGGTGTGGCGTAAAGTTAGCGTTACTTCTTTGTAGCGGGTAACGCCAAACATGGGATTAGGAACAGTATTGCCAGATCCTAGCCCGCCACCTGATGTCGGGGTGTAAGTAGGCGGCCATTTTGCAAATCCATCTGGCGTAAAGTACCCGCCAAAATCTACAGAAAGTTTATCGATGCGGGGATGCAGCTCGATCGGCTTACTTTCAAAAGAACAGAACATTTCAAACGTGCCCTTGACGCCAGACTGCAGCCAAACGACTCCGCCTGTATCGCTTGTTGAGGCTTCCGTCATCGCCTCGTAGGTGACCGACTGCTCGTAGGCTGTGTCGTTTATCCTGGTATAGCTAATGTTTGTAGCCTGATAGCCATCTATTCTTGGCGCAGTTTGAAGCTGTGCGAAATCAGTAACAAAATACTTTTTATTGATGGTGGTTTTGCCAGTGGCTTGAAAGCTGCCACCACCGCCCAGCATCTCGACACCCGTGTTTGGGACGGATGATCCGCTGCCACTGCTGCCGCTGCTGCCCCTAGCCATTAGCTAAATACCCCGGCGTTTTTGATAAGCAGATCCAGCTTATCCAGTACGCCTTGTAGGTCGGGTGGGTTTTCTAGTCTCACAGGTTGCGTGCGTTGTGCCTCCGTGCTGGATGGGATGTCACGTAGCTGGCTTCCTAGGCCGAATCTCTGCATCAATGCCTCGCGAGGGTCAAAGTCGGCGGCGTTGCCTCTTTCTTTGTTTATTCCCTGCAATCTCTCTAATCTGAGTTTAGCTTCATTAAGTTTATTTAAATCGCCGCCGCCGGCAGCTTTTATTGCGTCGGCTTCAGCGTCAGCCAAATCTTTCGCAACTGCACGACGTAGGCCATCAATTTGACCGCTAAGAGATGCCATCTCTACAGTTGCGGCAGCGCGGTCTTGTCCCTCGACCATTTTAGATATTTTTTCCCGTAGGGCTGCTTCTTCTTTAAGCAACTCGACCAGCTTATCACTATCTGAAAGAGAATTTAGGTAGTTTTGCCTAAGAATCTCGTCTGCCCGCTCATATGTTTTCTGTGTTTTTTCTGCCGCTTTTTCATATGCTTTGGCTGCTTTTTCAGTTGCATCTGTATCGGCGCCACCTCCAGCGACGCCATCCATGTCTCTAACGCTATTTCCAGAACCAGTTGTGGATGATTTTATTTGATCAAAGAATTGAATCAGCGGCCGTATGGCAGCAAAGCGGGCATATGCTTCTACTGCATCCATAATTTTGGAAACAGCCGTTCCAAAAACTATTGTCACAACATTCTGAAACGCTTTTAATGCATCGGAGGCTGCTGAAAGCTGGGCAATAGTTTGATTTGAAAATACCCCCATAGCTTGCCCATTGGCTGAAATCACTTCCGGCCCCATTCTTAAAGTCTCCATCAGCACGGCCGCACCCTTACCAGCCAGCTCTTGTGCTATCGCAAAATCCCGCATGCCAAGCGTGCCAGAGGCTACTGCCTTGGATAAGGCCATAAATAGATCCTGTGGGGTCATTCCCTGAAGTTGCTCTACGCTTAAACCAATTTTATTGAAAGCCTCTGCCATTTGCTCATTTCCGCCAATGGCTGCGCCCGCGTTCTTCGCCAGCTTATTCATAGCACTAGCCACATCCTCTAACCCTGCTCCTGAAGTGCTGGCCGCGTTTCCTATCTCTTGCAGGCTACTGGCAGCGACTCCAAACCGATTGGCTAAGTCTTGAAGCTGGTCGCCCTTGTCTATGGCATTGGAAAAGCCTTGTATGATTTTATCAAAAGCAAAGGCGCCTGCCAAGATGCCGCCAACCTTCATCCCAAACCCTTTGACAGAGTTTTCCATGGAGGCCAGCCCGGTGGTAAATCCAGATTTATCTACCCCTACTTTTACTTTCAGATCAGCCATGGTTATGCCTTGCTGAGAGCTATTTCGATAGCCTTGGTCATCTTGTCTTTTTGTATGTCAAGAGCACGCTGGATCTGGCCTGCGTTTAGGCACTGATCGATCCAGGGGACGTGGTTAGTCATAGTTACGTACTGATCGGCGGTAGCGTCGGAATTATCGATCACTGATCCTTTGGCACGCTTCCCGGCATGCCTAGTTACCCACTGCGGAATGCCACGGGATCCGCCTAATTGCTTTGCACAGTGCGCCCAGCCGGCTTTGGCGATGCCGACCTTCTTGTGCGTAGTCGCAACGTATTGCCCCAGCTTGTCCTTATCCACAATGCCCCGATTTGCGGTGCCATGCCGCCCAATGCCTCGATCGCCTTGTCCTGCCTTGCTTGTTCTTCTTCTGCCACCCTGCGTCCTCATCGATTGATGAAATTGTTTCATCGCACCGATTGAGGTCAAAATCTGATCCTCCTCACTCATCCAGACCCTTCCGTCTTTTGTTGTAAATCTTCTCTCAAAGTTCTCGGGGGCGTACTGCTTCATCCGAATCGCCTCGTCCATCCAGAATTTATTTAATGGCTTAAAGATTCCTTTGTTGGTTCCTTTTTTTGGCAATAAATCACCCGATATTGCCCCCTCACCTAATAACTTACCTTTTTCAGCCCCGAAAGGCTGAGTCTGAAACGCAAGATTCACGGCAACTAATCGCCCCTGCTGTTTGATTGCTTTTGCAAAAGATATTTTCTTAGCCAAGGCGTATCGCTTGAGCTGGTAGCTAAAATCAGCATCGTCCATTTTCATGGTAATCACTTCCCCGCCCTCCTGGCGCGAACGGCCTCGATCGCCAGCAGCTCGCCCTCGGAAAGCAGATCCACGCTGCTGCCGTTCTGCATGGCAAACGCTACGTGGTACCAGTACGCCTGACCGATCGGCATGTTCCAGACCTTTGCTTCGTCCCACCCCGTCGCCCCGCATACGCCCGTAACGATGGCCAGCGACCAAGGCAGGCCCGTGGCCTCCCGGCCAGTGCCCCTCTTTTTCTCTGGCTGCCATAACTGTGGCAACGCATTAAAATCGTCCAGATAGGCGCGAAACTTTGTCGTCTCAATTAAGAAGTCGCACCGCCAGCTTTTCATCCAATCCAGCCACAGCCTGCGATCGGAAAGATCTGGCAGAATAGGAAACGGCGTCCGGCAAATGTTCACCGCTAGGCGCAGATCTCTGGCCGACGGGAACGATCCTCCGATGAAATAGGGCGATTGAGCGACCTCTAGATTGAACATGTGCCACAAGGAAAGCGGCAGAAGTGGCAAGCCTAGGACGCGGTGATCCTGACGATTTAAGAATGATTCGGCAAAGTGGCGATTCATCGCCGTCTTACCGACTACGAGGCAAGCGAGCTGTTTGGATTGTAGACGCCAGTGACGCTGACCTTGACCACATCGCCGACTGTTTTTGTGTACGACTCGCCCGTCTTTACGTAGCTATTTCCGCCAACGGTAAAGGTGGCAGGAACAGAAGCGCCAGAGCTGATCCCCTCGATCGACACATTGTAGCGTGGATTGTAGTAGGTGGTAACTGTGGGAGCGGTGTTGGCTGTGCCGGGATCGATAACGATCTCCGTCTGCTCGCCAGTGATGCTCATGGAGATAAACTCCTCAACTCCCGTGATGCTCGTTACCCCTGTGAATCCTTTGTATGGCATATTGTTATTTCCTTAGGCGATCGTGCTAAATGTGACGGCGGTGTTCGTTAGCCTTGCAAAATCCGTATTCGACAGGCGCAACTCTTGGCGGAACGCCGTTGGGCCAGAGACGCCAGGGTGAGCAAATGAATCGGGCAGAGTTTCTGTAACCGTTTCAGTCCGTTTGTATTTCTTAAAATGCTTTACGACTGTGCCGTCTGTTCCCGTGATGTAGACATACTCGTCCGTGTTGCTGATGTTCTGGGAAATTCCAGCCGTCACTCCGTATGTCATCGCCATATTGTGTTTTCCTTAGGTGTCAACTAGGCGTGACGAAGGCGGTAAATTTCACCGAATCCTCCATCACCTTGTCGTTGCTGCCAGTGCTTTCCTCACCCAAGTAACCACCCATAAGAGTGGCGCCTGCGATTGTGGTTACGGCCGTCAGCTTGGTATTGAGCCAGTCAAAGTTAGTCCTGTGAGCCGTCACGGTGCTGGCCACTTCCAGCGGCGTCATAATCGAACAAGTGAAAGTAACCTTCCGGGTGGTAGCTAAAGATCCCTCCACAACTGGCACGCTAGACTCTGCGTGAACGATGCAGGCTGGGAGCTGTAACTCCGCAATCCTGTGCCCTGCTTGAACGTATAGCCCGGCTGGCTTACTGGCTGTGGATAGGTAGGCGGCTAGGCCGTCCTCCGCTGCGAGTCTTAAACTCATCGCACGTCCTCTGGATCTGCCAGGATAAGAGTCGTCACCCCTTGATCGGATTGTACGCCGGTAAGTCTTTTGGGTGAACCGCCCACCGTCACGATCGTCATTAGCGCGGGCAGGCTGACTGCGGCCGTCAGGCAAACGAACTCCGCATTCTGTGGATTTACGAATCCGCCCATGCCCAGCTCTGCGGTTTGTTCGCTAGGTGTGTAGACGCCACGGACGGCGAGGCCGGAGATGGTGGCAGTCGTCGGCATAGCCGCAATCATATCGGCCACCCCTGTGGTCATTAGGGTTTGGAGTTCGGTCACGGTTAAAAGCCCGTTGTCAAAGTTGCTTTAGCCAAGAGTTTTCTAGCGCTTCCACTTCGCCCATGGTTTGTTGCACGGCTAAATCCACCCCGCCCCAGCCGCACTGATAATCGTGCCCGCCGATCAGCCCGCCTTTTTTTACCTTGGGTAGCCAAGCCAAGATGTCCGCCTTCACGTTTTCGTAGTCGTGTGCGGCATCGATAAAGACGGAGTCTAGGCATTGATCGGGAAAGAAGTTGGCGCCCTTGAGGCTAGTCATCCGTAACGGCACGAGTTGGCGTGAGACTGGCTTTACGTTTGCTATGAACTCCTCGTATAACGTGCCGTTTTTAATGCACTCTTCGCCCGCGTGTTCCTTGCTACCCAGCCAAGTATCTACGGCGTAGATCTCAATCCGTGGCGATTTGTTCCAAGCCTCGACCAGCAGAAACGCAGTAGATTTCCCCTTCCAGCTTCCGACTTCCACGATCTTACCATCCATAGGGCAATTAGCCACAAGGCGCCGGTACAGATCTGGAAAGCTAAACCAGTCCTCCCCGCCTATGTTTAAATGCTGTAGTTTTTCCACTTGGTTTCCTTGACCGTGGCCACGCGGGTGGCGTGTTGATGTTCTTTGTGAAATTCTGGCCCTGGACAAAACGTGCCGCCCTCTGCCCCGATGTTTTGAATGCGACTGACGTGCGGGAATAGTTCGCCCATGCCCGTGCTTTCACGCACCCGCTGAACGGATCCGTCCCAGAAGTTGCAATCCCAGGCGGGAACGAGATGTCTTTCAAATCGATCGCGCCAGGTCGCCCATCCCCAAGGCGTGAACCAGTTTCTAAATCCGCTGGCGTCGTTCTCCGCATCACCGCCGTGTTGATTGTAGCCAGATACCGTTAGCACTTTTGGGCCAGCGTTTTGCCCTGCCCACTCAAACCAACGCAGGCAGTCTGGGCTGGGAACGGTGTCGTCCTCTAGGTGGATGTGGTAATCCGATTTTCTGAATCCGTACGTCATAGCGTACTTAATCGCGGATCCGCAGCCCATGTGACGATCTGGAATGTGAACGCCAATGCCGTGCCCCTTAGCAATTTCGGAAAGCTCTGCCGTCTTGTCCGATGGATCGAGAATGACAGTGATCTCGTACTCACCCACGCCGTCACACCATGCCAGTGCTTTCAACACCTTGGCAAAGTAGTCCGGCCGATTGTAGCCGGATATGGTAAGCGTCTTATCCATTTGCCTTCAACAAGGCGTAGGCAGCCAGATTGCCGCCCGTGCCTTTGTTATTTTGCAAGGCGTCGGCGCCCAAGCCTTCCGGCCTAATTTTTAGAGAGTTGCTGCGGTTCAAATCGGGCGTGTTGCAGACGAGCGTAGCTGTCCCAGCCTTTCGCAGTTCCGTGCTCATCATGTAATCGTCAGCCAAAAACTTGGCACGAGCCAAGGGACTCAGCCCAGCAAACTCACTGGCTGGAATGGCTGGCCACAGATCGGCCTTCGGCATATCCGAACGCCGACACATCACGCCGCCAAATCCTTCCAGAATCTCGGCATGGCCGCCGTGATCGGGTGCGATGGCGTAGCCGGTGGCGCCTGTCATAAAAAATCCGCAGACACCTAGCGCCGTTTTGGGTCTAGTTTCTAGTTCGTCGGCGAGTGCCTGCAAAAGCAGTGGGCTGTAGAGGATGTCGTCGTCCAGCCAGCAAATCTTGTCGTCGGGATCCCCGCCTACTTCCAGCGGGCCGATAAACTTAGTCGCAGGCCCGTAGTCTTTGGTTCTGTGAATTTGTAATTTACCAGCATTGGCCAGCGCCTGTAGCTCTTTTGGAATATCCCCAAAGCGTTCCCCTGTGCGTGCCAGCTTTTCAGGCACAGACAGAATGATCTGATCGGCTGGGCGAGATTGAGCCAGTAGGCTCTGGATCGTGGGCATAATCTTGCCGATGCGTGTAGGGGTGGTAGTGAGGCCGACGATGACGTTACCCTTGCGGTCAACTGGATCGGGCAGACGCACGGCTGCGGCTGGCAAAATATCTTGGGTAAGAAGATCCACGTCCCATCGCAGTGATGGGCAAACGGTGTCGGAAGCACATTTTACAAATAGCAAAATCCTGCCCAGCGCCTTGGCTGTGGCCTCCTCCGCATCTTTTACAATGTGAATCCTTTTGCCTGCTACATCAGTGCCAGGGTCGGTAATAAATAAAGCCTGTATCGCTGCCGGATTGTCCGAGGTATCGACAAAAAATTTATGTAACCTAAAGCAATCCATAAATGGCCCGTTAAAGACCATGGTGATTTGCCCCCAGTTTTGACGGAATGTTTCACGCACGCATCGATCCGCGTCTGCGGTTTGGCCGACGGCCCGCAGGCACTGTTCGATGAGCATTTTGGGCAGGTGTCCGTACCACTTGGCGTCTAAATTCCAGATCACGCCCTGCGGCCTGGGCAACATTTCCACTAGGTTTAAAAGTCTGACGGCTTCGCTAAAATTGCCTTCTTCGATCAGGACGGCGGCAAGGTGACCGTATGCCTCCCTGCGTGTGGGGCAGAGGGTAATCCCGCGCCCAAGATATTTGCGCCTTTTGTTGTGATCGGCACACATTACCCCAGCCATGCAATAGAGCTGGTAGCGTTCGGTTTCGCCGAGGTCTGGATGTTCTAGCCCCAAAAGGGTAGGCCCGATCGATTCTTGATATGCTCCGCGCAAGAATCCCTCCTGCGCCAAATAGTACAGGTTCATGCCGGTATGCTGTAGAAGCGTGCCTAGGATCCGCTTGTTGCGTTCGCTAGAGTTTTTCTTGCAGGTGTTAGGTGCGTGGATAACGACAAGGTGGTCGGCTAGTCCGACGCCTAGGCCGGGCACTGGCTTTACCCTCTCGTGAACGGCTCGTTCCCAGATGGCGGGCAAGCTGCCGTCCGGTTGGCGGCGGAAGATTCTTTCTCTGCGATTGTCCCGCATTCCGCTATTTTGCACATCGTAACGGGTTACAAGGATCTCCCAGCCTTCTTTGGCTTGTTCACGGGCGAGGACGGCGTCGCGATGTAGCTTGGCCTGGCCGGGATCCAGCAAATCATCCGCATCAAACCAGATGACGTATTTGCCTGTGGCTAGGCTAAAGGCTTTGTTCCTAGCAGCGGCAAAGTGATCGATATGAGGCCAGTCTGCGTTTTCGGGGGCGTTATGGTATTCCCCCCAGACTAAAGCCTCGCCAGCGGCCTCCTGCGCGCAAATACGCACACCCTGCGCATCATTTTTCCCGCAAGCGGAGACGACAACGACTTCGTCCCATAGGCCAGCGCAGGAGTTAATTAAGCGGGAAACTAGCTCCCCTTCATTGGGGCCGACGATTAAAGCAAGAGACACAAGGGGGGTATTCATATTTTTTAGGTTGGGAAAGCCCGGTGCACCCCCCGATGCACCGGGCAACCCAGATGATTCTCTAACTTAGACCAAGCGAACCAGTGAGGCTGTCGATCCACGGCCACAGCCGTAGAGCAAGATGTAGGAACGGTTACGGGTTCCGAGGGTCGGGTTGTAAAACTCGCGCATTTGCAAGCTCAGGCCGGACACGGGTTCCGTCACGTTTTCTACGCTGCCAGGGTAATCGCTGGGCACTTCGGGCAGACGAGCCGCCACCAAGAGCGCTTCCTGTTGAGCCGCGAAGCCTTTGCTGATCGCGGAAGGGAGCGAAGGATAGCTGAACACTTCGATGCCGTTGACGATTCCAACTGAGCCGGTGCGGATTGCGTCACCTTGGATCTGGGCGTTCGCCACGATCGAGGAGTCGTTGAGCAGGCTGGCTTTGTTGTTCGGGCTAACAATGGCGTAGCGGCTGGCGCTAGGCACTTTGTTGCTATCGAGCACCACACCCATTGAAACAATGGAGCGGTAGCTGAGAACGTCCGCCGCCACGGTCATCGTGGAGGTGTAGGACGCGGCGCTGATCGTGCCGAGCAAGGTGTCGACCATCTGTTTGCCCAAGGCGTGTGCGGCCGATGCGGCAAAGCGCTCGATCAAATTGATTGAGGAGCTGGCTGCTTCATCGTCGTTGATTGCCACGGTGCTATGAACAAGGTTGTTCAAGGTCACGATGCAATCCGTCTGCGTGCGGTCTCCCGCGACGTAGCCGGCTGTGGTGCTGTAACCTACGGCAGTTGCCGCAGTAACTAGATGGGTGGTGATGACGTCGCCTTTACGGGCGGAAGCGTCGGAGAAGTCCGCGTAGGCGGACGTGAGGAAAGGGAATTGCTCGACGAGCAAGCTAAGTGCGCGTTGAGAAACTAACTTTCCGTTACTGACTGAGGCGAGACTATTTGCCATATATCTATCCTTCTTTCTTGGTTATCGTGCGAGCGTGTTTAGTTTTTGATAAATCACGGCCGCACGACCGGGATTTTTTTCCTCGTTGAATTGCTTCAGCAACTCAGCGCGGGAAAGGGTGGGTGCCACAATTTCAAGGGGCTTTGTTCCCTTGCTGGCTTCTAAATCGATTTTGAGACGAGCAAGCTCGTTGTTTAAGGCAACGATCTTGGGATTCTCAGAAAGTTCGGCAGAAACTTCAGCCGCGACTTCTGGGGCGGGTTCGGTTACGGCGGGTTCAGCAGCGGCAGGTTCTGCGACAACTGCAGGAACTTCGGCAGAAAGTTTGGCGCTCATAGCAGGCATCTCGGTGGCGTCGCCAGCGGCGTCGGCTAGGACGATCCCAAGGATCTGATTTACTACGGCCAGAACATCGGTGATGGTCGGCTCGGCCAATTTCGTTACTGGGGCCGCCAGTGCTTCGGGCGCGGCTTCGATTACCGGCGCTGATTCCTTTACGGTTGTATCCATATTAAGCGATTTGTGTGTGTCAACCCGTGCGGAGTAAACACCGGTCGGATTGGCCGCCGGAGTGGTCACAAGATCAACGGAGTAGAGGGTGCTGACGTTGGCTAGTTGTGTGCCGTCCTGCGCAACTCTGGGAACGCCAGAAAAGCTGATGGAAAATCCGATCTGGCCTGGCAGTCGGGTTAGTAGCTCGCTAAAATAAGCAAAGCCATCGTGGCTCTCAAACAAGGTAAGATCGGCACGAACGCGGCCGCCATCTAAGCTGAAATTCTCTAGGTAGCCGATAATGTTAGAAACGCTGGAGCTGTGATCGGAAAGCACCTTGATCTGGCCAAGGTCGTTGCCAGCCTGGACAACTTGTTCCAGCGTGTCTGCGTCAATGGTCATGCCGTGGCCCAGAGCGGGGCCAGCGGTGATGACAGAAATTCCCTTAAATAATTTTGTTGAAGCCATGCCCGCGCATGACGTGTCAAATTAGTCTAAATCTGTTGGCGGGATGAAGTGAGTGTTGGTTTTTCGCAATTCAGCAAGTATCTGATTCGTGGTCATTTCGGTGCGCATGGTTGAGCCTAAAAGTTCTTTGACGGCCTTCTCTGTGCGTTCGGCTGAGTTGGATATGTGAAAGACAAACACTGGCATTAAAATTAAAAGGATGGCTAAAAAGATGGCCGCTACTACAACTACCACAACCCCCATCATTCCTAGCCCTTCCATTTGGTAAGCCTGCTCCTATGCGGCAGGCTTAATCAACTACTTTTTCTTTTTTGTTTTCGTGCGGTACTTACCGATGCCTAAAGCAGAGACGACCATGTCCTGCTCGGCTTTGGTCAGCGTGTAGACGGCATCGTCGCGCATAGTGAAGGTTTCTGTAGAAGGCGTAGGCTCTGGCTCGGCCATAGTCAGGTGCACGGTTGCCTCCCCTGCCTCTAGTGCTGGGGTTACGGTGGTGTCTTGAGCCGGCGGGATGCTGGGCGGAGTAACGGCTGCGGTTGGCGCTGGCTGGTTACTAAAAATTTGCACTGCGGTGGTATCGATTCCAGCGGCTGCGCACTGCTTTTTTATGTAAATTGATTCGGCGATTCTTTGGTTAATAGCTGTTTGATAGTCCTCTCCGCGTGAGGCGTATATTGATGCCATGGAAGTCAGGCCCATTTTCAGGTCCTCCCGGTCAGCTGCAGAATCCCGACCGGCGTCTATGGTGGCTTTCGCTGGTGTGTGATACTCAGCCGCCCACCACATCGTCATGCCTTTAGGCGGAGTTAGGTCACCGCGTTTAATCGCTTTTGCCAGCGCCCACTTTCTGATCCTTGAAATAAATTGGGTAACTACAGTCTGCGCCACCTCATCAAACCGGCGCTGTGCTTGGCCAAGAATTAAGCGGGTGTTAGGCCCGCTAAGTGTAGATGGATCCCACATCATCGCGTACGGCAGGCCAAGCGTTTGAGCGATGGCCTTTAGGTACTGATCCATGTGAGTCTGCAGATTTTGGCTAGGACGATCGTTTTTAATTTCTCGCAATACTTTACCCATCGGCACATTCAGCAACGCACCGCCACCAAAGATTTTATCGGTAGTTAGATTGTAGTCGTCTGTTACGGTCGGGTTAAAGAAACCTGGCCCGCTGTTAGTTGTGGACTCTAAAGCCAATCCGATTTGCCCTGCTCTTTTTAGCGCAAGCATTTCCTGCTCAAGAATTTCTGATCTGTCTAAGCAAGTGTTAATGCAAGACGCCAGCTTGCTAATCGATCGCACTTCATCTGCCCGATCGCGTTCTGCCAGCAAGATCAAATCATTTGCCTGCACCTCAGTAAATTTTTCGCCATCGTTACCCGTGCGAATGTAGTAGCTTAGTGGCCTGCCGTTCTTGTTCAATCGCACTCCGTCGAAAATGTTTGTCTCTGTGCCCAAGTAAGTCGGCGTTTCGCAGCGGTGCCCTTCAACCAACTGGATTAGCGGATAGCCGTCACCGTTATCAGTTAGCAGAGCAAATATTTCATTATCTCGCAACATGGTGCGGGTGGCTACCTGCTGCATGGTGTTCCAATCTAAAATTCCCCTCACGTCGCAACTTCCGCTCCACATATCAAACCACGCTTCGGCGTCTGCGTTCCATGCCTCGTCGCTGGTACGCGATTGCGCTTTAATGCCAGAGCCAATCGTGTTGCGGGTGATGGTGTCGATTGCGCCGCGAATGGTGGGGTCGTTATAGCAAAGCCAGCGGGCTAACGATGAGATTGCCTGCCGTGATGCGGCGCTAACGTCCAGCCGAGTATCGCCTAGCTGTGCTTCGACAAACCGACGCTTGCGAGTATCTGGGCCAACCGCACGGAGCATGCGGCTCCAAGTCGTTATAATTTTTGAACCTAAACCCATATTAGTAGCTCACCGAATATGGCTTTTCCAAAAAGCGGGGGTAACTCACTAGGCTTTGATCGCCTGTAAAGATTGCCGTCACCTCTGCGTCTGTCTTGCCCTGGATTAACCGCCAGCCGTCTAGCGCCGCTTTAGCCACCTCAACGGGCGTGATGCCTGACGTAACTTGGTAGCTAAACGATTTGCCAGCAACAGATGCGGAGATCATTGTGCGGCCTCCGTTTTGAAAAACTGTAACCTGCCCTGCGGCAATAGATTCCAAGGCCAGCAGCAACGCGGTTGCGTTTTTGCTGCTCTGAATCCAGAGGGAAAAAAGGAGAGCACGATCCACGACTCCGTTCCCATCGTGTCAATCATACCTTCGCGTCCTGCACCATCGCTGCTTCCGCCTGAATCACCTTACCCCACACTGCAAATCCAGCCAGGTAGGTTTCGCAATCGTATAAATGATCCTGTCTGCCCTTTACCCGAATCCACTCATAAACGTCCTTTCCAGTCTTGCGGTTAATCCGATGCGCCTTCCTATGGCTGGCCATGTGCTCTCGATAATCTGGGCTGACGTCATGGGCTACTTCCCAGATCGGCCCTTGCCCTCTCCGCAACCAAGCCAGCAAGTCCTGACAGGCCGGTGAGCTGAGAAGTAGCAGACGACAGCCTGCGTCGGTCGGCTGATCCGAGCTGTGCACCGACTTCATCCGCCCGGCTTGCCCCTCAATATAATAGTATTGGCGCTCTTCACCTTTGATCGCCGTCCATCCGTAACGTGCGGCGATGCGGTAGGTGTCTTGGGTTTCGTATCCTGAGTCGATGCAGGCATGAATGTTCTTCACGCCCAGCTCTGCCAATGTGTGAGCCACGTCCTCAATCGTTCGCCGGCGGCCTTCTTCAATTAGTCGGCTGGATCCGTCCCTAGCAAACGCACGCACCACAAACCAGAACTCGTCGATCTGCCTGTCGATTGCGGCCAGCTTAATGTGATCCGCTTCCCATTCCTGCTTTTTGGCAAAGGCTCCTGGCGGGATATTGTTTAGCTCGTTGTCATCAAACTGATCCTCCCAAGGCATCGCGCTCCAGCCGTTCACCCATCCTTGCAAGCCGTGTAGATAATGCTTTTCAGTTAGAAACTTTTTGGCGCAATCCGCAAAAGTAATCGTCGGGGAGTACCAGCTCGGCAAGCGAAACGAACGACGGCCAGCCTCCGAGCTTGCGTTTGCCGCCACCCACTTGCCCTGCTCGATCGACTGGCGGCGATTGCGTTCACTCCACGGTGCGTCGCACTTGGTGCAGTGGTAGGCGGCTGTTTCAGTTACCTTTCGCATGTCCCACTTGCCATCCTCTGATCGTGCGCTTTCATCCCATCGGATCTGCCCAAACTCCATCGCTTGATATTCCCCGCACGCATGGCAGGGGACGTGGAAAGTCTCCTGCGTCCCGGCTTGGTAATTGATCCAGATGTCGCCGGTGTTTAGCGTTGGAGTTGAAGTCAGTACGTGCTTGCGTTGCGGGAACGCCTTTGTCCGCTCCAACGCAAGCGAGTAGGCAGCCGCATCTTTTTCGGATGGAGTTGCAAAGGAGTCCAGCTCGTCCAGCACGGCTATGCAAATCGGGCGTGAGCTTAAGTTTGCTGGGCTATTTGATCCGACCAGGGAAAGAGTCATGGTCGCAAACTGCATTTCCAAAATCTTTAGATCGTCCATGTCTTGCGGGAATAGTCGCTTCACCGGCTTGCACTTCTCAAAGATCGGAGTCAGTCGCGTCTCACTGTATGACCTAGCAAGATCAGCGTTAGGCATGACCAGCAACGCGGGCGCTGGATCATTTGCAATCCTATACGCCAGCCAGATGGCCAGCGTCAGCGTCTTGCCTGTTTGTGATCCCCAGCAAAGCGTGACCGTGTGGACGCCCGGATCGGCCAGTGCTTCTAGTACCCCCCGCACGTAAGGCGTCCACGTCGTGTTATATAAACCCGGCCGTGCCGTGAGCCTGCTATCCAACTGGATGTTTCGCTCCGCCCACTCGATCACCCCTGGCGGCTTTTCGTAGTGCCAGCGGATCCGTGCTCGTCGGCGCAGCTCCTCTTGGGCTTTCGTCACAGTGCCGCCTCTACCTGTCGCATGATCTGCCCAACTTCATTTTCCACCTCTGCCTCCACTTCAACCGCTGGGCGGTTAGCGCAGATCGGAGCCAACCGCTTTGCCATTCCTTTCAGTAGCGGGACAAGTGCGTTATCCCTTGCGGCCAGCACCTTGTCGGCCTCGTCCACTGGCACCATCGTGCCCTCTGCTTGATCGATATCTGGCCGGTCGCCCTTCATTCTGCGTAACGCCTCGACCAGTTTTGTGTAGTTACTGATAAGCTCAGAGCGGTCGGCCCGCGTGTCGTCCTTGGCTGATTCGCCTAGGCTCGCTGCTAGATCCTCAAGCCGCTGGATCTCCACGTCCAGCCCGCCGCCCTTCGCCTTCACGAGCGGCTGGGCCTCCACCTTATTACGCTGAAGGTAAACGGTGGCACGAGATTTACCCGTGGCCGCCATCGCCCTCTTTACGTCGTGGTTAACTGGCCTAGCCATAAGACACAACTATTGCGGTGCTACACTCAAGAAATTGACGAGAGTCGTTTTCACCGCGATGTTTCTAGTCAAGGAGACTCCTTGTGTCGGATAAAAATTTCTACTCAAGAGAATTTGACCGCTCATACTCAAGAGCCTTTGCCCGTCAGCTCAGTGTACTTCTTTGCGATCGGCTCTGAGTAGCGGATAAACTCTGTACGCATCTCGGATGTCCAGGCTTCAGGCTTGGATCTGTTAATGAACCACTGACTAACTTTAATCAGCGGAAAGAAGAACGGTTTGCGTTCGCTTGGTACGGATGTCGTGATCGGATCTGGCAGCATCTCTGTCCATAGCATGATCTGGCGCAAGGCGGCTGGGTCACCGTCTTGCAGTTTCTTCTGATGTGCCGCTACACGTTCTAACCGTTTGCCTTGCTCATTAGTTAGATTAACTGACTGCAGCAAATCAGATACGTTATCACCTTTAGCTCTTGCATTGGATATGATGGCGCCGGCCTGTGCTGCTAAGCCAATCACTTCGCCCATCTGCTCAAGGGTTTCTGTGCGTCTCTTGTTTAGCTTCTTGATTATTTCTTTAAGTTCTTGCATCTGTCCCTGCCTTTCAATAAAGCGGCATTGTTAAACTTAGGAATCTCACGACGCCGCGTGTCGTGATGTTTCCTTGCCCTGAGATCGTAGGACTCGCGGGCCTTCTGACTTTTCTGCGCTCTTACTGGCAACCCAAGGCGATCAGTTAGACTGAGCACCCGCTTGCTGAACGCCTGCTTTGTGATCTTGTGTTCCTTGGCAAGCTGGGTCATCGACTTGGTTGATCTGTTAAGCACAACCGCCAAGACAGACTGTTCAAGCGTGTCCGCCATATTCTGAACGGCCGGATGATCTGGCGCCTTAGTTATCAGGTAATGAAACACTTGGGTGGTCAAAGCCACTGATGACGTTGTAACAGTCAAACCAAGCTCATAAAACGCCTCATGGACTAGATCCGCAATCCCATCGATTCGGGTGGAAACGTGAGCCGATCCGCATGGGATACGTTCTAACGCTTGCTGATCCATCATATTAAATTAACCTCGTTAGTGCAGTCGTTAGTGCAGTAATGGAAATGACCGTCTGCATTAGTGCAATAATAGGGCCTATAGGCCCTTTATTACTGCACCTACATGCTCCCAAATACTGCACTAGTGCAATAAGGGTTACTGCACCAACTTTAGAATGGTTCATTTGTCACCTTTTTGCTGAATAAACCATCGCTGGCCTCTTCGATTAAACCGTCCTCTTTTGCCTGCTTTATGCGTGCCTTGGCCTGCCGTTCCTGTAGCCCTGTAGCCTGTTGTACAAATGTAACAACTTGGGTGTACTTAGCCCCTTCGGGTAGCTTAGACCAATCGATCGTAGATGCCCGGCGGCCAACCGACTTTTCAGGCGCTCCCACCTCAAGCCACGCCATGCCCTTGTCGGCATGCTTAAGGTGGACTACAGGTTGCGTCTTGCTTGCAATTAAATCGCTCGCAGTAAGGCCAGAACGTAGCCCAGACCGCTTTCCGCGCTTGGTCACCTCTAGCTTATATGTATACGTTCCTTGTTCATCCTGGCCACAAGGCGACAGCATTAACACGGCCCGCGCCCAGTTTGTTAACTCGGATGAGCCAAACCCGCTGTACGCTTTGTCGTGCCCTTGATAACCGCTACCGTCCCGCGTCGGCTTAGGCGTATGGTGCATAAGCATCCAAGCAAATCCGCCAGATAGGGCGAGTGGGTTAAGCAAATTGCGCAGGAATCCGCCGGCCGTCTCCTGGCTGGATAGATCGCCACCAATAAACGCCAGCAACGGATCAACCCACGCCAGATGCGGTTTGTGTTTTTCGACAAGGCGACGCATCCGATCGACAAACCGCTCGCCCGTGGACGTGCAATCACGCACGATTACAATGTTTTGCTTCACCAGTTCCAGCTCTTCTGCGGTCAGATCCAGCGCCCTTAGAATGCCCTGCAATGCCTCCGCCACATCGCCTTCATCGTTCTCGGCTTGGACGATCAGCGACTTCAACGGTTTGCCGTGTGGCGATATGCCAAATAGATCACGCCCGGCCGCCCAAGTGATAGCGGCCTGCAAGCACAGTACGCTCTTGCCCAAGCCACTGCTCCCCACCCACAGGGCCGATCCGCCACGGCATATCCAACGCTTGCCTAGCAGTTGCGTTATGTCGGCATCCTCCTTAAAATTTACCAACTGCTCCCAGCTGTACGGCTCAGGAATATCACCGTAGATCGTACGCTCCTGCCACTCCATGTAAGTCAGCGTCGGTGCGCCACACTCGACCAACTCCTGCTGCTGGCCAGTGGCGGTACGCATGGCCCCTGGCAATCTGGACAACCGGCCGGCGTCTTTGTTGGCAGAGTCAGGCTTTGAGTGTTCGAGGTGCTTGTAAATAAAATCTACACGCTCGGCAAACTCCTTGGCATTGGCCGCCCGAATATCCACCCACGCGTGTAGACTGCGTGCCCCGCTCTTAATGATCGACGACGTAGGCAACCCACTGCGCTTAATTATCGCCCACTGCTCTTGCAAAGTGCTTTCATCAAACTCGATCAGGCAATGGCGAAACTTGGTGATTGATTCGGCTTTGCGGTTTTTGCCGTTGTTGGCGTTAATGGAGACGTAGACTCCAACTGCATCGCCTTGCCATTCCTTTAGCCCATCGCCCTTAAAAAGGTCTAGCCATTCCTCCCGGCTTCGCGTTTCGCCTGCACCGTCCGGCCGCTCGCGGTCGCCGTCTTTAATCGATCTTGTGATATTTATGAAATCGCCCACGTCGAAGCAGGTGGTCAGGAACTTATCTACCGGCCCGCTCTCCACGCTGATTGGCATAGGAGGTACTGGCAGATCCTCACGCACGATCGCCCCGTTCTGATAGCCGTACTTTGCTTTCGGCCTCCACGGCTCCCTAGCTGGCCTGCTGTAAGCGGATTTCACTGCTGCCACGCATTCATTCTGGGTTAGTCCATTCTTAAAGCCCCAGATCTCGGCCTCTGATTCCGCATCAAACTGCGACAACCCCTGATCACGGAATTGCAGCGCCATGCGGAATAACTGCGTGTTGCGCTCACCTTCTGGCGCACCGTTAAGATAAACAGCCTCGGTGGCTGGGGGCAGTGCGATCATTTTTTGACCAACCCTTCCAACGCTTTCTTAATCACGTACTCAATCACTGCCTCTTGATCTTTCTTTAATTGTTTCATCCCAAATGCGTGCAAAGCCTTTGCCGTCTTGGCGTCATAGGTTACGTCGACTAAAACCTGCTTAGGCGCGGGCCGTGCTTTTCCAAAAGTAATTTTACCTAGATCTTTCATTTGCGTTTTCTCCTTTTGCGGGGTTTGACTTCTTTCCAAACGTTGAAATCCTTGTCGCACTCGACCGACCAGAGGATCAGTTTCCGATAAAGTGATCCGGCCAAGCCCCAGCGGCACAAAGTCCTGCTAACCAGATCACCTAACCAGTATAAAAGCCACGACAACGCCCTCATTTTTTCTTCTCCAAATCTCGCTTCTGGTACACCTTTGCCCGCTTCAGCATCTCCTTGGCAATGTGCAGCGCCAAATCAAGGCGGCAGCGGGTTACGACCACACGGCCGTCGGCTAGGCTTTTCTTTGCCCGCTCAAGGATTTCGATTTGCCAAGTGATGCGTTTTACGGACATAAACGCTCCTTAAATATGGCGAAGGCTATATCAAATGTTTTCTTGGACATTTCCTCGGTAAACATTTTTGGCTCAACCGATACGTGCTTTCGCTCTTCTTGAATTATATGAAAAAAAAGTGGCCAAATAGAATCTGTGTAAAAGAATGCAATTATATCCACTTCGTCTTCGCTATATTTCGTTTTCTCATATCTGCCCTTGCAAACAGATCCACGCACCATTCCGTTTTTTATATCCTCAGAACTTTTTACATTAATAACGCACAATTGCTTCCCATGCTTTAGCCATACATCGCCAGAATCTTGGCCATGAAGTTGAGTCGCCTTAAAGCCCATCCTTAAAAGCATTCCGACGCAAAGCGGCTCATGTGCGTATCCTTGATCAAGATTGGATGAAGTTGATCTTGTTTCTGTAATGGCTTCTTGAAAAAGAGTTGTCTGTGTCATTTCTTTACTCTTTTTGTAAAAACTACAACCCACCCCCGACGTCGCTTTGAAAAAGTATATTTGTCTACGTATTTGTATTCATAATTGAGCGCGCCAATTACGTCCACAATGTCGCCTATTTCCCTTAGATAACTTTTTTGTTTTTTCTTACGCCAAAAGATTGCAGTCCATTGCTTTACCTTTTGCTTTGTATCTTCAATTAGCCTATCTACTTCGTAGCCAAGTCCTTCTATTCCGCATAATATCTTTTCAGCCTCTACCCACCTGGCTTTTTCTGTTTTAGTATTTTTAAATTGTTTTGTCATATTTTCACCACTGCCCCATTCCCCAGCGCATGCGATTGGCGCGAGCCTCTTGCACACAGTTGGCGTACTGCTCCGGCGTGTAGGTGCCGATGATGCGGGCGGAGAACATGGATAGAAGCTGTGCAAGGGTCATTTAATTATCCTTTTGAATTGCTTCCAGATAAGCCGTTCTGAGATCAGGTTCTAACGTGTCGTCTGTCTCATCTTCAGGCGTTTCTATTTCGGCCTGCTCGCGCGCCAGCTCTTCCTCAATCTCTTCCTGACCACAAGTACAAATCTGCGAATCAATGTGTATGTAGCAATTTAAGCCATGCCGGGGATGAAGTTTTAGTTTTTCAATTTGCGCCTTCACTTCCTTAAATAACTTTCCGAAATTCACAGCACCGCCTTCGGCAGCGGCCCTGCCAGTTTGTAGTGGTACTTGTTGCGATCGTATTCCAGCGGGTAGCCAAAGAAGTCACGCAGCAGATCGATGTCCCGCTGAATTGTCTTGTAGCTACATTCGAGCTTAACGCCCAACCTCGCACAGCTCGGCAGCGTTAGATCCCGACGCAACATTCCAACGATCACGCCCAGCCGGCGCAACGTTGGCCGTGTATCTCCAAGACCCGCAGCCCGATTGCGTTTAGATGCGAACGTGGCGGCTTTTGTGCTCACTTCATCACCTCCACCATCGCCACCTTCGGCAACCGCATTGCGTTGAACTGCTTTTCACTGGCTGCAAACACGTCGATCACCGGGAGCTTCCCACCGCTTGCCTTCTTGCTTTTAACGGCAGTGCCCGTATCCACGGCCACCC